AAAAAGAAAAATCAAGTACATGGATTTTCCCATAAAACTAAAATAATAGGTAGATAATTATGGCCTCAGTAATAAAACTAAAAAGGAGCTTGACTCCTGGATCAGTACCGGGTTCGTTAGAGGCTGGTGAATTAGCAATCAATATACCTGATAAGAAGCTCTTTTCTTCTAACGGTTCAAGTGTTTTCAATGTATCAGGTGACCAATATAATCTAGCGTCGTCGGCTGTTGATAGTGGTGCTGCTGTTACACTAACGGTTGATAACGAATTACTATCAAACGACAGTATTGAATTGTTGGGTGGTACAGGTATAACTGTAACCAGGAATGCCAACTCTTCTATAACTCTTGCATCAGCTTCTGTTGCAGGTTCTGTCGACACTGCGGCATTACAAGATGGTGCTGTAACAGCTGCTAAAATTGCTGCAGCTGGATTGTCAACAAATACGCTTGCTAACTTTGCAGTAACAACAGCAAAACTTGACAACGCTTCAATTACTTCAGAAAAAATTGCTACTGATGCAGTAACAGCCAATACTATTGCTGATAATGCTGTAACACTTGGAACACATACAACCGGTAATTACGTAGCGTCGATAGCTGGAACCGCTAATGAAATTGAAGTAACTGGTTCAGGTTCTGAAACGGCTGCTGTAACAGTCGGTCTACCAGATAACGTTACAATATCTGATAACTTAATTGTTTCAGAAAACTTAACCGTATCTGGTAATACAACTATTAGCGGTAATCTTGATGTCAATGGTACACTGACTTACATCAATTCAACTACCGTAACAATTGGCGACAATATGTTGAAGCTCGCCAATACAAACACCTCAGACTCTGTTGATTTGGGTTTCTACTCAAGATTCAACGATGGGGCTGAAAAGTTCACTGGTTTAGTTAGAGACGCTACAGATGGTGCATACACTCTGTTCACTGATCTAGCATCAGAACCAGATCAAACAATTAACTTTGGAAGCGCAACAACTGCTACACTTAATGCAGTGATTGATGGTGGCACTTACTAATTGAATGGGGGACGAAAGTCCCCCACCGCTTATATAAGCGGTTTTGTCTCTATATAGAGGTTTAAATGTCTTCGACAATACGTATTAAACGTAGTAGTGTTGCAGGAAAATTACCCAATACTACTAATCTATCTACAGGTGAGTTAGCTCTCAACCTAACGGATGGTCGTCTCTATTCTTCTAACGGAATTCATATTTTTGAAGTCGGTGCAAACGTTGCATCGCTTTCAGTTGGCTCTGGTGGTTTTTCAGTAGGCAATGGAGCCTATTCGTTCCCGACGTCCGATGGTGCATCCGGAGCTATATTAACTACTGATGGAAGCGGTCAGTTGTCGTTTGACAGCACTCTTGCATTGGACCCGATTAATAACTTTGTAGGTATTAATCAATCAAATCCTGAAGTCACCCTTCACATGACAGGCGAAGGTGCTCAAACAGCACAAATTCGTATGGAGCAATACAATGATAGTGCTGACGCTCCAGATGTAAGAACAAGAAGATATAGAGGTACAGAAGCCTCGCCAAGCGCTGTACAATCAGGTGATTATCTATTTAGAAGTAACCATGAATATTTTAATGGAACATCGCTTCTTGTTGGTGGTGCGTTTGCTTTTGATAATACAAATAATGCTGCTAGAACACAGTTTTCGGTTGCTGTTGATACTGATGGTACAGGTGCAAATCCTGCAGGTAACAACGGGCAGTTTAAGATTGACGGTAACGACGGCGGTGCAATCACATTCAACAACGCGTATAAGTTTCCAACCTCCGACGGCACAGCTGGTCAAGCACTATTAACAGACGGTAGCGGTACATTAACATTCCAAGACGTTGCAGCAACTTCTGTTTGTAATACGAGTATATATTTTGCAACAGGAGGAGAAACCAAAGTAGCTGTAGGTTACACAAACACAAATCTTGTTATAGTATCGTTGAACGGTATTGAACTTACACCTACATATGATTATACTTCAACCGACAATATAAACATTGGAAACCTAGAACCACTGGATGTGGGTGATGTTATAGTAATAAAAGAATTTAAAGAAACAACCAACAACATAAGAATACTGTGAGGTAATTAATGAGTGACGAAAATGATAAGAAAGAAATAGCATTGTACGAGCAAGTTACTCGTGACATTGTTACAATGGATGTGGCAGATTTTAAGTTACCGTTATCTTCTGTTATTGGTAGAGGCTTGGCTGTCAAAGAAGAAAGTTTTGGTGGGAGGTCGTTAGTTGAAAACGCTGATTTAGTTGATAAAGCAATAGTAAATACCAACGAGCTTCAGAACATATGGAACCACAGTCATACACAATGGACTTGGAAGCATATCAATCTCTCCTATCATAGTCCGTGGAAAAATATGAGACAAATTTCTGCTGAGATATCAAGCAAGAAAAGAGCTTTGAATGATGCTAAGTGGCGTCAAGTTGAAAACGAAATGAAGATGAGAAAGCTCGAAGAACAGCTTGCTGATGAAACTTCGATGGACTATTGGAAGGCAGTTAAGCTAAAGATCCAACTTGCAAAGATGAAAGAAGGTATTTCAGAAGGAGCGGTTATTGTTGAGGGAGCAATGAAGGACATTCTTGCTCTTAACGATATGTACGAGCAGTTGAAGGCTAAGGTATCAGATTTTTCAGAAGCAGATGTGGAAAGAGAAGAATCTAAATCCCATTTAAAAAGAAGTTTGGTTCAGTGTATTAGGGACGTTAGACAGAATGGTTCTATCACAAAAGGTGAACAAGAGTATATGGAACAAATTGGCGTCAATCCCGGTAAAATGCAACGAATGATAAAAGACTACGTTAAAGACGAAGAAACTACAGATGACTGGACCTCTAAAGGTTTATACGAATTTGTAGATCACATTGTCAATGAATTAATTGATACTGTCGAAGTAGATAAGATTAGAATGGATCTGATGGGATTCGATCATGAATCGAGAGACGACATTACTTATGACAAAAAAGTAGCTGAAACACATCAGCTTGAATATCAAAAATATGATTTTGAAGATGGGGAAGAAAATGGGTGAGCTGCTAGCAACAATGTCGCATCAAATAACAGTAGATCCTTCAAAACTTGAATCGAATCCAAGCCCTGTAGTAAAAAAGGGACCTGTCGGTGAACAGTTTGAGCAGAAAAAATATGTATATCTTAGTGATGTAATAACAAGGGAAGAAGCCAACAGTTTAACTGATCATATGTTTGCGCTTCACGAGCAAAGTAAAACAGAAAAAGATGAACAGTGTCCATTGTCTGATTCCATATATGGTGACCCTAAACTCGACGCTCTGTTAGAAAGATTATGTATACCATTATCTAATATGCTTGGTGTCCCTCTTCTGCCAACATACACATATGCAAGAATTTACAGACCTGGTGAAGTTTTGGAAAGACATTCCGATAGACCGTCCTGTGAAATTTCAGGTACTATGACATTAGGTTTTGATCCTTCTCAAAAAATTTGGCCAATCTTTTTTGGTAAGGACGATGATGACGTAGCTGGTTTACCATTGGACATTGGTGTTGGTGACTTAGTTATGTATAGAGGAAATGAACTACCCCACTGGAGACCTAAGTTTAAAGGTACGTGGCAAGTTCAAGTATTTTTTCATTATGTAGACGCTAATGGTCCGCACAAAGATTACAAATACGATGGAAGACAGCAGTTAGGTACTCCAAAAGAAAAACCTATCAAGTCAGCTGATAATACAAAAATAATAGGAAGATGGAATCACAATATGATTCCTATTCACCTTGATGATGGTATCTGTCCAGGTCTTTCAACATTTCATTCTGAATTCAAACCAGAACTTACATTTACATCAGAAGAGTGTGAAAAAATTATAGGATTGGCAGATGAAAGTTATTCACAAAAAGCATCAGTAGGTGCAGATGGTGATGGAAAGGTTGCGTTAAAAATACGAAATGTCAACAAATATACCATTGAATATGAAGAAAGCACACGTTGGATATTTGATAAATTAGCTGCAGCAGTAGCTACTGCAAATGCTGATTATTACAAATACGACATAGCGGGTATTGTGCACGGTATAGAGCTTCTTCATTATGATGGCTCTGAACAGGGTCACTATGATTGGCACACAGATACGGGTCCAGGACCTTCTTCAACTCGCAAGATTTCTATATCAGCTCAACTTACCAATCCTGATAAATACGAGGGCGGTAATTTGGAAGTTATGGATCATGGTGTGGAACGCACGGCTATAAAAGAAGTGGGTTCTATATCGCTGTTTCCTAGTTATTGCCTTCATAGGGTTTCTCCTGTAACCAAAGGAGAACGGTGGGTTCTAGTTATTTGGATACATGGCTCAAGTAGATTTAAATAGGAGAAATCAAATGCCAATTATAGAGTATAAACTTCATAGAGTAGGTCCTAAAGGCCAGAAACGCGCTCCAGACTGGATCGAAGATGGTGGTCATTGGGGTAACGGTGCCGATCATACTATGGTCGGCTGGGTAGCAGCAGAAGCAGATAGGGAAACTTATGTGCCTGATACTGTGACGGAGCTTTCACGTGCTGACTTCATTGCAAGACAGCAGGGCATTCATGCAGTATCACCAATGACAAAAAGTGTGGATGAATCTGATCCACAAGCAGAAAGAGTAACCATGACTAACGAAGAAGTTGCTACAGAAGCTGGCAATTGGTGGGATTCATTTACTGCTAGTCATTAATTGTAAATATTAACGGATATTTGTCATGGCATCTAAAGCAAGATCGGGTTCAGACTTAGTACAGACTATTACTGCTAATACGTCTGCGCCTGCAAATACGATCAATATAGCTGCCAATGGTCAAATATCCGTTAATAACAATATCATACCATCAACAAACATCACGTATGATCTAGGTACTAATCTGCTAAGATGGCGTGATCTGTATCTCAGTGGTCAAACAATTCAATTAGGTAACACAACAATCTCCACAACTGGTAACAATTTAGTATTACCTACTAATACTGTACTTGGTGTTGGTGGTAATTCGCTGTCTGCAGATGTTTCTGTTGATGGTGGTTCAGCTACATCAACGTACACTGCTGCGCAATCAATAGATGGAGGATCAGCAAGTGGCTGATAAAATACAAATAAGACGTGACACAGCCGCTAACTGGTCTAGTGCAAATACTATACTTACATCTGGTGAGTTCGGCTATGAAACTGATACCAATAAAATAAAAATCGGTGATGGTGTCAATGCATGGTCTAATGCAAACTATTTGACAATAACCACAGACAGTAATGGTGTAGCTAACTTTGACGGTGGTATAACAGAAGCTTATGCTGCAGTAACATCATCATCTAATGCAACAACAGTTAATCTGTACAATGGTACAAACTTCACCCATGTGCTGACTGAGAATACTACGTTTACTTTTTCCAATCCTGCATCAACAGGTAATGTAACAGCATTTACATTAAAACTTGTTCAAGATGCTTCAGCATCAGGTTATACAGTTACATGGCCTGCCGCTGTTGATTGGCCAAGTGCAACAGCACCCACACTTACAGCAACTGCATCCGCTGTTGATTATTTTGTTTTCATAACCCATGATGGTGGTACAACCTGGTATGGTTTTACCGCTGGACAGGCTCTTGGCTAATGTCAGCTTCTAAGAAACTAATACAAGCAAGTGCTGGTAATGTAGCTGGCGGTGATTTCTATTCGTACACGATAGATAACTCTGTTCGTTCTGACCCTGCTGACTTAGCAGAGTTGTCAAGAACTTTTGGTACAGCAACTAGCCGTAAAACGTTCACTATTTCTTTCTGGGCTAAAAAATCTAGCGCGGGTCAGACATTAACAAATGTAATGGCAAAAGAAGTCTCAGCGGCATCGGAAGAATATGTAGGGTTTTACTTAGACTCTATTAGGTTTTACAACGGAGCTACGGGTAACCCGGGTATTGTTTCCGTAGAAAAAGCCAGAGACCTTTCAGCTTGGTATCACTATTTAATTGCTGTGGACACTACGCAAGCGACAGCATCTGACCGTATTCGTATCTATAAAAACGGTACAGAAGTCGCTTATGGGACTAATTCAAACCCTTCTCTAAATCAAGACCTGACTATAAATTCGTCAGGATTACATAAGATTACTAATTTTGCATCGACCACATACAGTGATTCAACCTATCGTTGGAATGGGTACTTAGCAGAGTTTGTATTTATTGATGGGACTGCATACGCCCCTACAGATTTAGGTGAAGACAAAAATGGCGTATGGATACCTAAAGACCCAAGTGGGCTGACATACGGAAACAATGGCTTTTGGTTAAAGTTTGATAATGCTGGTTCATTAGGCACAGACTCTAGCGGTAATGGTAATAACTGGACTGTTACAAACTACACAAGTTCTGATCAGATGATTGATACACCTACTAACAATTTCGCTACGCTGAATCCTTTGATAAATCCAACTGGCCTTGATTCTACCTTCTATGAGGGGAATCTGGCTATGCAAACAAATACGGCTGCAAATAGTAATGGTACTAATACAACACAATCCTCTATAGCTATACCTTCAAGTGGAAAGTGGTTTTTTGAATTTAGGCCGCGTAGTTATGGTGGACAATTCAATGTATTTAATGCTATCGGAGGTATTGCTCCTTCTTATCAGACTATTAATGATGCCGGATGGAAATATGGTATAGAGTATTATGCTAACGGTAATACATATATAAATAACGTATCTACTTCTTATGGTGCTTCTTGGGTTGTGGGAGATGTAATAGGTGTTTTAGTAGACGTAGATAACGTTTCAGTTACCTTTTATAAAAACGGAGCATCACAAGGAGAAATAACATCTGCTACTCATGGATTTTCTAACTTTGATGGCTGGCATTTTACTCTGGAAGATGGGTCATCTACTGAATACGTATATTACGATGCTAACTTTGGACAAAACGGAACATTCAACAATGCTATTACAGCAGGTGGTAACACAGACGCTAATGGTTTGGGTGACTTTAAGTACACCGTCCCTACTGACGCACTAGCACTCTGCACAGCCAATCTCCCAGAACCCACTATCGGGCCTAATAGTGATACTTTGTCTGATGAGAATTTTGACACTTTGCTTTGGGCAGGTGATGGCTCATCTTCTAAAAATGTCACAGGGCTAGACTTTACTCCTGACTTCACATGGATAAAAAATAGAAGTTATGGTACATCGCACATACTTAGTGATGTTGTAAGAGGCGATAATAAATTCTTAGCATCAAATGGAACTGGCGCAGAGGAGACTGACTCAACTAAATTTAGAACCTTTGTAACAGGTGGGATACAGGTTGGTAGCCACAGAGGTGTGAATTACAGTGGTGAGAATTACGTTGCTTGGAACTGGAAAGCCAACGGCTCTGGGGTATCCAACACAGATGGAGCTACAGCCTCTACTGTCTCTGTTAACACTGACGCAGGATTCAGTATTGTTACCTATACAGGCACAGGCTCGGTCACTACTGTTGGGCACGGTTTAGGTGTTACTCCTAATTTTATTATTGTTAAAGCTAGAGACGAAGGTACTGGTTATAACTGGTGTAGTTATAGCAGTATGTTAGGCCCAACCTACAACACAGGGGGTTTAGACGTTACTAGCGCTGCTGATGCTCATCCAAATTACTGGAGTAATACAGCACCCACTAGCTCGGTGTTTACTGTAAGCACTTATGGGGTAGTTAATGACAATGGGGGCCAAATGCTGGCCTACTGTTTTGCAGAAGTAGAAGGTTTCAGTTCCTTCGGAAGTTATACCGGGAACGGCTCAACCGATGGCCCCTTTATTTACACCGGGTTCAGACCTGCTTTTGTTATAGTAAAGCAAACAAATGTAGCAAGAGGATGGTACATATTTGATTCAGCCAGAGACACATACAATGCTGTTGATGATTATTTAAGGGCAGACGATAGCGCAGCAGAAGCAAACTTTGATTCCTACGATTTTTTATCTAACGGTTTTAAACTAAGAAACAATAACGCTTCATTCAACGAATCAGGCGGCACATACATCTACATGGCATTCGCAGAGAATCCTTTCAAATATTCAAACGCACGATAGGTAACACGATGAAATACTACAACACAGAAACGTCAACAGTAGTTAGTGAGAGGCAAGTAATAAAAGCCAATCCTAGCACTTCATTTGCGTTACCTCTTAGTGACGCGGCACTAACCTCTCTCAGCTTGGTCAGACTGACAGACGACACCCAGCCATCCTATGACTCAGCTACCGAGAAGGTTGTTGAAGATGTCATAGAAGTACGCGATGGCATTGCTTACCAGACTTACACGGTGGTAGCAAAGTCGGCAGAAAAGATTGCATTAGAACTAGCTAGCAAGAAAGCTAATGTACGAATCCAGCGTAACGACAAGCTGTCTAAAACTGACTGGGCAGTTCTCCCTGATAGCCCACTGTCAACCGATGACAAGACTGTCTATGAGAACTACCGTGCTGCTCTGCGCAATGTACCTGTACAGGCTGGATTCCCAGATAACGCATTGCCTGAAAGCCCTGACGAGTCACCATACGACTCTTGGACATACGACAGCACTAACTTTGTCTGGAATGCACCACTGCCTAAACCTGAAGGTGAAGCGTATTGGGATGAAGACGCTTACCAAGAAGACAACACTACTGGCTGGATAACTATAGGAATCTAACATGGCACTCTCTTACACAATAGACAAGATAGTACGCAATACTTCCGATGGGGGTGTTGTTCGTGTCCGGGCAATAGCGTCAATGACTGATGGGGATATTACTGTTAGCGACATGGTACACGCCAACTTCACTCCTGACCCCTCTGCTGATAACTTTGTAGATTTTGACAGCCTCACCGAAGCAGATGTCATTGGCTGGGTAGAAGCCTCTATTGATGTTGATGCTGTTACTGCATTACTTCAAGCGAAGATGGACTCTGTGAATACCCCTGCCACTGCTGTTGGTATGCCGTGGGTGACTGAAGAAGAACCTGCCGAAGAACCTGCCGAAGAACCTGCCGAAGAAGCGTAAATACAACACAACAGGGCGGATACAGATATGAGTAAAAC